TCTAGAGCAGAGGCTATAATAGCATCAGTATCCATAACATCATATTCAGAATACATTTGTGTTCTTAAATATTGATAATTAAGATTGAATTGAGCTCCATATAAAGATGATGGGTTTGTGCTGCTATATATTCGATTAAATCTATCTTGGAGTGAATTAGTTTCAATTTCTCCAGTAGTTTGGATGTGATTAACATCTATTACACGAACGTTATTTCCTCCTTGGTTCCTAATGATTACATCCGAAGAAAATAACCTCTTTAATCTTGTAAATACACTTTTATCTGCCATTTTTGTTTATTTTATCTTGTTAACCATGTTAAATCTTCGCTTTGGCCCTTTATATTCATAGAATATGGATTATCTGTTCCTCTTGCGAAATATGCTCCTTGGTATTGACTTTTCCCGGTTGAAAAATTATTTAATGCAGTTCTAGTTAAATCTAGACCTTGTTGTTTAAATTTAAATGCTGTATCTCTTAAAAACATAGCAATAGAAAATGATGTAATTAAATCATCATTATATCCTTGTTGAGCTTCAGCTCTACCATTTTTCCAAACAAATACTTTCATTTCTTCTAATAATCTTTTAGATTGAATAATTACAGATCTGTCACCAACATATTCTTGAAATTTACCTATTACCATAGGTCTTGTTCTTAAAGACATTGTAAATCCAGCTACTGTTTTACTCGAATCCATAAATTGATCAAAATATGAATCAGCTGTAATTTCCCCATTCTTTGGAGAATAATATAGATTAGCATAGTTTCTTTCTTGAATGGTTTGTAATGTACTCCATCCTATATTTGCATTTTCTACTACTAATAAAGCATTATTATATTCAGTAGCTACTCCTACTAATAAATACCCGAATTCTCTAGTTCCAATTTGCCCTTTATATTCAGCTACTTGTGTATTGGTTTCTACATCAATAACGTGAAATGCTGAGAAATCTTTTCCATCACCTCGAGCTACATCCGCTACTACTAAATACTGACGAGTATAATCTGGAGATTCCCATACCCATAAGTTACGATCAACTCCTCGCCTCTCCAACGGTTCCTTAATATAAGTTTCTTCGTAGTATTTTATATATTCAGGATGTAATACAGTATCTCCTGAATTTGAAAAGTCGCAATCACACTCTTGTGCTGCTAATCTTGGATCTCCTAATAAGTCATTTTGTTTATCTCTCCATGCCTGGTCTCTTTCAGGATGAACATACCATGGAAGTCTGATAGGTAAGAAATCATTTTCAGATGATTCTGCTTTAACCCATGTTTGGTGAAACCAGTTTCCAGTTCCATATGGAGTACTAAGAACAATTGCTCCTCCTCCCGTTGCTAATGTTTGCTGAGCTGATGCCCAAATCTCTCCGATATTCTCAATAAAAGCGGCCTCATCTACTAATAGTAAGGACACAGCTTCTGATCTACCTGCATCGCTCGAGGCAGACGTTGCTTTAATTTGAGAGCCGTTATTTAGTTTGAGAGTTAGTTTATTGTCTTCTAAGGGTTTACCTTTTTCTTTTAACCATGAAGGTAAATTATCGTACATAAATTTTACCTTAGTAACCATATTCTTAGCTGTATCCTGTTTAGTTGCGATACATAAAATATTCTTGTCTTTATGGAATAACATTAACCATAAAGCATACCCACCAGCTAATGTAGATATACCTAACTGACGAGATTTAAGTATTATAGAGTATGGATTTTTTTGGAATAAACCTAATACCTTTTCTTGAAATGGATATAAGTGAAACATAATTCTTCCTCTTTGAGGATGACTAATGTAACAATATTTTTTCATAAAATGGGCAGGATCTTGGAGACACTTTATGTACTCCTGCCTCATTATATCTTTTATTTGATGTTCCAAAACTTATTTTTTTAATTTAATTTTAAAAAGCATTCCTCCTTGTATACTAACGGTTTTAGCGTTGCTATAACCTATACCAAAAGAGTATAAATAGTCTTTTTTACTTTTAAATATGAATGAAGGACCTGCAAAATTTACTATGTTTGTTTTATCAAATCCAAGGGTTGCACCTAAGAAAAACTGATTTTTAGGTAATTCAGTTACTATTATAGTTTCCTTAATAACTGGATATACTATATGAGAGCTAAATTTTCTCGATTCTATTTTATTTTTTGCTATAGTATCATTAATAACAACAAACGACAATGAATCTAATGTAAGTGTATCTTTATATAGTCTACTTGTATAATAATCTTTAATTATCGCTGATGTATCTATATTTAGAGGAATATAAATTGGGATTTCTTTTTCAATAGTAATGTCTTTACCTTTACGATATATGACTGTATTTTTTGAAATGTATGTAGTATCAATCGTATGTTTAAGTACGCTATATTTTTTCCCGTCAATTTTAATAATTTTTTTAGGTATAGGTGGGTGATTACCTCCACATCCTTTAATAAATAAAATTATCAGGATTAGTACTATGATTAATAAAGATTTAAAATCTAATTTTTTTAGAAATACTAAAACATTTTTTAATACACCTAATATTATACTATACATATTTTTCAAGTTGTTCTATTTTTTTCTCTAATTCCTTTTTAGCGGCAGTTTTAACTTTTAATGAACGTAAAATTTCATCTTTATCAGATCCTTCAGCTTCTCTATATTCAGCAGCTAAGTCTTGCATATCTTTAGATAATGTTTTTAATTCTTTTTGAAATTTTAAAAGCCTTGTAGTTTTAGCTATTATACCTTCTCCCTTCTCAATATCTTTAGATTTAGGTTCTCGTTCAAAAAAATCAGATTCAATTTTTGCTTCTTTTAAGGTAATAGATCTATATAACCCATATTCGCTTTTTTTGTCTTTGTCTTCTAGAGATTTTAAAAATTTAGTAGCCTTCATTTTAGCATTTTCAGAGCTACCTTGAGGATCATTTTTAAATATTTTAGAATGTTGCTTATAATCTCTATCAGTCCAAACTACTTCATAACTATTTTTTTCCATTTCTTCAGTATACATTCCTTTTTTACCTTTTTCAGGAGATAATTCAATGTTACCACTTTCATCAGGTTCGCCAATTCTATAAAATTCATAATCAAAATACTCATCACCACTTCTTGGAGTGGATATCATAGCTTTTAATGAATGATCAAAATAACCAATTTCCGGAGTTACTTTTTTTCCATTTAAAGTATAGGTATATTTTTCAAGATTTGTTATTTTATCATCATATTTATCTTCATCAATGTGGTATCCTTTCCCTCCACCTAAACTAGCCATTGGGTTATATTTAGGTTTGTATGGTTTTGCTTTACCTGATTTAAGGAAAATAGTTGCCATTAATTTTTGAGCATTACCTCCGGCATTAATAAAAGCATTATATTCATCATCTGTCACATAATATATATAATCTCCTTGATTAGTTGGGATTAAAATCCCGCTTTTACCTCCACCAATTGTTACAGTACCCGGAATGCCATTTATTTCTTTGGCTTCATTCATATTATATCCTTTTTTAGAGGATAATTTTAGATTTTTCTTAGCAGCATATTTTTTAGCTTCTTCAGGGGAAGAAAACATCATATCTATTTGTTTAGACCCATCTGGTTTTTCTAAAACATAGCTAGGGTTGTCTTTAGGACCACTTTTAGAAATCATATAGGTTTCTGTGGTTTCTGTTTCTTTGATCTTTTGTCCTGCAGTTGTTGTGATTGATGATACGTTAGCATCTGTTTTAAGAGCATTTAATTCTGTGGGGGATGAGAAAGATACGGGTTTTGTTCCTCCTTTAGAAGTTACTAATGCTGTTGATGCTTCTTTTAGAATTGAGAGTATTTCTTCTTTGATATGTTTTTTAAGATCAGATTTCTTCATTATATGTTTTTATGATAAATATTATAAAGAAAGTGCTTGTTTAACTTGTTCTATACGTTCTTCGACAGACCCCGAGATTGTGTGAAATTTGTTGATTTTAGAGCCGTATGTGCTTAGTAAGTATTTGATTTCTATGTCTATTTGGTCTCTATATTCAGTATCAACTACTCTTACTCCGTTATCTTCTAATTTTACACCTTCCGGAGATATATAAAATATATGGTCATATAAAGATATGAAATTAGATGCATAATCGCAAAACGATAATTTTTCATCGAGTGAAATTGATTTAGATAAATTAGTAAATGCCATTACATCAATTATACTTCTATCTGTCAATACTTTATCCCTCAATAATTCAGAACAACGTTCTGATAAGAATATTGTTTGACCTAATAAAGTAGAATCTGTATTTAAGGGAATACCTAAATCTCTCAAATATTTAGAACGTTCAGTTGCTATATGGTAGTCTTTAAATTGCTCTAATTTAGCTAATTCATTTACTAAAGTGGTTTTCCCTACAGAAATACTTCCTACAAATCCAATTTTCATAATTATTTTTTTATAAGATAATAAATATTATTTACACACCCAACTAAGTCCTGTTGGCTCCTTGTTTAAATGCTGCTGTTTTATGAAATGGATTTCCTTCTCTATCTCTAACTGCTTCTTTAAATTGTTCAGATGTGTATTGGAGACCATATAGATAATATGATTTTTTAAATGTACTTCCACTTTCTACAGGTTCAATAGCAGGACCTGAGAAATTATGGTATTTCCAAGTTTGAAATTCCTCAGTTCTGTAAAAATGATGGAGAGCTCCTCCTATCTTCATGGTTTTGGTTTCGAAGTATTTTTCTTTTTTAGACATATATTTTAATTAAAATTTTCTATAAATTCAGGGAACTCATCTTTTTGAAGAATATGTTCACTTAAATAAACTCCACTAATTGATGCTATCCAAATTCCTCTACTCATCCCATTATCTCCTTGAATATGAACATCAGGATAATCTACTAACGAAAAGTCTGAATTATTGAATTCTAATGTATTAGAAATATATTTTATTTCTGGGAGATATACTATATAATCATCATTAATATTAAATGTTTTATTTAGATCTTCAATGAATTCTAGTATATAATCAGCATACTTCCCATATCCTTCTTTGAGATGTTCTAATGTAGTAGAGTAACAAGGCATTTCTTTCCCTTCATCAGTAAGAGAAGGTTTTCTGTTTGTAGGTGAGTAAGATGCTGATTTTCCATCTTTGTTAAAGAAAGACACTAATTTTTGTTTAAAATCAAATGGGAACTCAATTTCATCTTTAATTTCCAACATAATACCAAAGTTGGTTAATCCATTGTATTTAAGTGGGTCTTTATAAGCATGCCCATTAAATGATAATTTACCATATGTTATTTCAGGAGCTACAAAGGCAGCATATGAATTAACACAAAAACTCCTACCTGATATATTGTTCCATTTTTTATATAATTTAAAATCGTAGGCAAATTTAGTTAATTCTTTGAAATATTTACCATCAGTCTCGTACCTTAATCCTAATTGAGCAGCTCTAGGTTTGGTTTTTATATTATATTTTTTAATTAAACTGTCTAAAAAGTCTACCCCTGATTTACCACCAGCTAAAATCACTTTATCATAATTAATATGTATTATTCCTTCAGGATAATCTTTTGATTTGACTGTATTAGCCCATATTTTCTTATGTTCAAATTCAATATCTGTGACTTCAGTATTATAATATTGTTTAACTCCTACTTTATCAAAATATTCAAATATACTTTGAACTTGTTGGCGACCATAATCTGTCCCTAAGTGAAAACATGGAGCTTGTTTTAAATCAAAAGGGGAATCTAATAACCATTGTGGGACTTCTTCAGGAGTAGTATACATTATTTTTGTAGGATCTGGATGATATTCGTGTATATATCCTTTAACTATTTCTGCTATTCTATTAGCGGTTTTTAGTTCAACATAATCTGGGGTAAATATTCCTCCTTGTGTCCATGATTCTAGAACTTTAAAATCACTATATGTACCCGCACCTCCTGCACCACTCATAACGTCACTTGGTTTTCTATCATATATTGAATCACCCTTTTCAATTATAATGATTTTTTTAGGGTCATAACCACATTTTAAAAGATGTAAAACCCCATATTGAGTAGATACTCCGGCCCCTACATATACTATTCTTTTCATATTGTTTTATTTTAATTTATATTTTAATGTAATAAATTTTGTTTAAA